GAGCCTATATTAATGTTCCTGTCGGTATTTTATAATTTTTGATTATAAATTAATAATACATGTCTGGTATTATCCAATGTTTGTACTATTAACATTTTAATCAAAAAATAGGAACATAACAGATTTTTTAATTCGTATATAAATGAAAGCCCTATTATTATTATTATTAAGATTTTATATCAAAATATTACAATATACCAATTTTTTTTTAATTTTTTATGTAAAAATAATATATTATTTTTAATGTAAAAATATCAAAAAATATCAAGAAATGAATGTACTAGTAACTGCCCCCATGTTCAATTAATAATTTGACAATATCTAAATGTCCATGTTTAGATGCCTGTCTAATAGCAGAATCCTTTTTAGCATGAATATCAGTATTGTGTTTAATTAATAGTTTTACAATATCCAAAAGTCCATTTTTAGATGCCGATATTATTGTATAATCCCCAATAAAATCAATATGTTTCGAAATAAAAAGTTCTATAAGTTTCGAAATTAAAAATTCTACAACTTTCGAATATCTATTTTTTGAGGCCCATTTTATTGTACGTTTATTGTTGGCATAAATATCAATTCCATGATCTATTAAATATTGGAATGTAGAAACATCGCTTAAATTATATCTCGTACCTAATATAATTATATTAACTCTCCATTTATTATTTTTATCTTTAACCATTTTGAAATCAGGATCATCTGTCGGTAGAGTAACTTTCCTCAAATAAATACCATAATCTAAAAATTCTAAAATATGTTTTGCATTGGTAAAATAAAAACCACACCCGCAACACATGAAGCTTTTGGGTCATCATTAAATTTCTCCAGCAATTCATTTAAACCATCATAATATTGGAAACCATGATGTTTTTCGTTTGGGTTTGTTATTTTGAAATATAGTCGAGAGACGATATTCGAAGTCATTTCAAGAATAATTATTGATTTAATTAGGATTGATTAATTAATTAATTATTCAATTTTTTATTAATTAATACATTATTTGCATAATATATTAATTAAAACAATCTAAAATCTTTTAATTTAGTTGATCGATGTATTCATCTATTATTACCGTTGCATTTTTTCCATCGGTCACTCTCAAATTTTTAACCACCATTTTATTTTCTTTGAATTCATCAGGTGCAACTAAGATAGCATATCTTGCTTTTATTCTGTCTGCGTAACTAAATGCGATTTTGAGGTTACGATTGAATTTCATATACTGTGTAACTGTCTTATTTTTTTCGCGTAATCTATTTGCAATATTTGCGGCAGTTGCATATAAATCCTCAGAAAAAGCAATTACACAATAGTCCACGGATAATTCAAGTGGAGGCAATAATTTTTTTTCCTCCAAACCATACATAATAACCACATCACCAAATCCGAAACCAACGGCTGGTACTTTTTCACCGTATCCATATTTTTGGAACAAATTATCATAACGACCGCCACCACAAATCGATCTTTGCATAGTAGAATTTTTGAAAAAAGCTTCAAATACAACACCAGTGTAATATGATAATCCTCTCATAATAGACACATCAAATTGAATCCAACTAGAAATTCCAGTTAGTTCAGCCAATTTAAAAATTTTAACCATTTCATCAACTGTATCATCTTCTTCGCCCAAAAATAAAACCAATTCCGAAATTTTAGTTACCTTAGTTAACTTGACGATGGTATCAACTTGATCTTGATTAATACCAATCTCAGTCATTAACATTTCCGATAGTTCAGCGGGTTCGACTTTCTTGATCTTATCAATAATATTAAATGCTCTTTCGAATTTTTCTGGATCGGTGTTCATCTTTTCTAAGACTTTTTGTAAAATCATTCTGTTTGAAATTCTGATAACAATATCTTTATCAGTTAAACCAACCTGTTTAAAAAATGTAACCAGCATTGATAGAATTTCTATTTCTGATTTGACTTTTTCAGCACCGAATATATCAACGTTCCATTGATAATGTTCCCTTTTTCGTCCACATGTAGTAGTTTCATTTCTCCAACATTGTGGCATACTAAACAATTTCAATGGGGAAACCTCTTTAGGAAGTATCGGTATAGCCATACGAACAACGCTTGGTGTCATTTCAGGTCGTAAACAATAAACATTAACACCATCAATCGGAACAAGAAACATCTCGTTTGTAATATCATCACCGCCTTTTCTGGTATACAAATTAGTATGTTCCAATACCGGTGCATCATACTCATTGAATCCATATTTTTTGGAAACATCACTCCATTGGCTAAATAACCAATTCTGTTTTATTTTATCTTCAGGATAAAAATCTCTGGTTCCAGCTGGTCCCTGCAACAAAATAGGCTCGTTATTTTCCATTTAATTGATTGTTTTTGTTATTCCAAAAAGGTATGTATTTAATTATTATTTTAGTTTGGGAATTCTTATATTTTATTATTTCAATTTTTTTTTGATTAATTAAAATATATTATGGTTAATAAAAGTATGATTTATTGATATTATTGATGTAATTTAACAAAAATATCAATTATTATAATTAATTCTAGTATATTATGGTTAATCTAAGCACGGCAATCCAATAATTCTCTCATAACATTATCATAAACCATTCTATTTTCGCTTCTGTTTGATAATTCTGACATTACCTTATTATAAATAGACTTATTATCATTTCGATTTAGTAGTTCCAATAATACTCTATTATAGATGGATTTGTTTTCGCTTCGGCATAATAATTCCATCATTACTTTATTATATGTGTTTTGATTTTTGTTATTATCCAATAGTTCTTGCATAACACAGTTATAATTTTTTTTATTTTGACAATTTTGGAGTAATTCTTCTATGACGTTATCGAATACAGTTTTATTCTCATTTCGCTGGAGTAATTCTTGCATAACACGATTAAAAATGACTTCGTTTTCCATTGGTAAATCTATTAATTTATAATTAGGTAATAATACTAATTATTTATATTAATTTTTGGTTGGATGAAAGTATTTTTAATATTTTCACGCAAATAATTAACCTAGAATGTTTGTTATAATATATTATTATTTTACAATAAATAATAATAATGTCAATTGTATGGAATTTAAATATCGAAAGACTAGATTATGATACAATATTAATAGATTTATTTTCTGAAATAAAAAAAATGAATATACCCAAAATAAAAATAAATATACTAATGCATAATGAAGTTTATGGTAAAACTTTAGAAGCTGTTCGCAAATTATTTTCTAATACTGCGCAAAATATGCAATACTATAATATCAAACGCCATTTTTATTTTACTATTGAAATTGCTGATATTGATAAATTGATTCGTTTTTTGGAACAAGATTGGGCAACTTATGAAGATTTAGTTGAAGCACCAACACCAGCAGCTGGTGATGAACATTATCAAAATTATAATTTTTGGGAAAAAATAATTGTTTGTTTGCCGAATAACAAACTCATTTTCAATAAAGATGGTATTGAATATAAATATAATTCAGCAACGGATACTACAAAAATTAACAATTTGATAAATAACAAATTTATTAATTATCTTCATCATCAGACAAAAAATTGAGTTCGGCCCACTTATTTTTTTTAGGAACATATTTGGTAACAAAATTAATTGTTATAGATCGATGATTATCGGATGGATGGTTTATTTTTAGGCCTCCGTTAGGTATTATTTTTACATTTGCATATATAAAAGCGGATCCGTATATTTTCCAAAAATTGTTTGATTCGATTATTCGTTTTTTTTTATTCTTGACAAAAACTTCTGGAAACATTTCGTCGCCATCATTAAATTCACCAAATTTAATAATATCATCATTATCATCCGGTGACCAACACAAAAATTTATTATTACCGTTATCATACATAAAATAAAAAGAATATCCTAAACCCCATCCACCGCTGTATGAAATTCTCCAAGTAAATTCATCCTTCTCACCATTCTTATCGCTACAGCCAGGAAAATATCCTTCGTGTTCCAAATAATTGTTTAAATCATCAAAAATTTCACAGTAAATTGGTTCATTTGTTTTAATTTTATACCCCGGATCACTTTCATCATTAGTATATTTTGGAATAACAATAAACGGACAATGTGGAAAATTCATTTTTGATTAATTCAGGCTAATCATTAGTTTGAATTAATTAAAAAAATAATATTCAATTTTTTTACTCGAATTAATAAAATTGAAATTATTAAATTTTATCAACTGCATAAGTTTATTATCTCTCTCAATAAAATTATGAATTGCATAAAATTTAATATGAATTATATTGATACCCGAATTAAAAAAACAATTATTCTTAACAAAGGGTACGGTTTTGTTGCCAAAAAAAATATACCAAAAGGTACAATTATTATTAAAGAACAGCCACCATTTTTTTTGGATAACAATGAAAAGAATATTTCGGATATGTTCCAATTGTTGTATAAAATATTAACATGTAATAATAAAAAAAAAATTAAACAATTTATGAATTTGGTTCCGAATATCACAACCAAATTTACGGATTTCAATGCCAAAATTGAAATAGAATTAGATAAATTAAAAAATAGTCATCTTTGCCATATATATAATTTTTTTAAAGAAAATTACACTAGCAACGAAATATTACTTTTTTGTATCAAGTATATATGCAATGCTTTTGATTTTGGTGGAGGTTCTGCTATTTTATTTATTGGTACTTTATTAAATCATTCATGTATGCCTAATGTTATTTTTTACAGAAAAAATAATTTAATGTATTTTGTTGCCGCACGCGATATTGATGCCGGTGAAGAAATTTGCGATAATTATGTTGATATTACATTAAAACGAAAAGTAAGACAACAACGATTATTAAACCAGTATGGTTTTCAATGTGAATGTGTAAGATGCTCTACCAAAAGAAACAGACTTGAATATGATAATTATGCTAAATCTTTGGTTGCTCAAAAGAAAAATAAAAAAATTAATTTTTAATAATAAACAACAACATTATCTTTAACTGGATCAAAACAAATGTTTTTAATTTCAATATCAGTATTTAATTTGAGTAATTCTTTAATTTGGTTAATAATTTTTGGATTTTTAAAAATATTATCCACCAAGGCTAATTTTTTTTGGGTTTTTTTAATATAACCATAACAATGTGAGCAAACCCTTTCTGGCAATACGATACCTGGAATCCAAGATTCCAATATATGCCAATAATTATATGTTGGTGGAGGAGATATTGCCCGATTTGTAGTAAAATCAGGAAATACAATAAAATTATTCGCGCAATTAAAACAAAATATATTTCCGCAATATCTACAGTGATGTTTTCTTACCATCAAATCAAAAATTATTTCACAATTACAGCAACATATTACCGAATCATCACTTACCCATAGATAATTTCCATCTATATCTATATTTATTGACTCCTTATTCGAAACTGGAATTTCCATTTTTTTGCTATGAAATATTTCTTTTTTTTCTGAATTCAAATTAGAAACGGATATTGATAAATTTTTATCAAATTCTAACACATTCCAATTACTTTTTTCTACTCCCGGATCAGAATTTTCTTTTACGATCGATATGGATAAATCTTCATGTTCGTTACTAGTGTCCATTTATAATTAATCGAAATATATTTAATGACAGAAATATTATAACTGATTATAAACTCAATTTTTTTGGTTAATATGGTTACCAAAAAAAAAATTGAATTTATAAACAGTAAATGGTTCGATTTATGACTGAAATATATTATCAGTAACTGCACCGTACTACACTACGTTACTCAATGGAAACCAGAAGTGGAAAAGTTATAAAACCGGTACAAGTTAGACAAATAACACAATTCAGAAAAGCACCATGTGTGCCAGCACCAGTTCGTTTTTGGATTACCAATAACTTTGTGCCAGATAAAAAATCTGATATTAAAAAAACGGAAGTGTACAATATTTATCTAGTATATTGCAAATATTATAATATTATTTCGACTGCTAGAAATGTTTTTTCGAAATATCTCAAGGATATCCATCCACAAGTCAAAAATCGACGTTTGGGTAAAAGGGGCCAAGGTGTTCCCTGTTATGGTGGAATTCGATTCCGGACTAAAACCCCCATTAGCAAGACCAGTGATGCATCACCTTTGCCAACACAAAAACCTTGCTCTGAAAATTATATCAAAGAACAAGATTATGCCGCAACAATAATTAGCTCTTTTACAAAAAGATTCACGGAAAAATCTTGTTTTGAAGATGATATCAAAGAACAAGATTATGCCGCAACAATAATTAGCTCCTTTACAAAAAGATTCACGCAAAAAAAATCAGGCAAAAAATGGTGTGAAATTTCGGATCATAGTTTACCACCAAAAAAACGTATAACAAAAAAATTGAGATTGAAATACACCTTCTAACAAGAGTAAATTTATCAATTATATAATATAATATGGGTATATTATATATACGCGTATGTTTGGAGGATTCAAATCTATATTTTATTTGGTTATAACGTTTATTATATTTTTGGTTGTTCTCATATTATCAGGAAGAATATTGAATTTGATCAATCTTTCCAGTTCTGCATGTAGATCAAATTCTGATATAAAAACAGCACATAAATGGGCTGCATGGGCTGTAGGTATTACTTCCGTTGGTACTGGACTGACATTTTTAGGTATAATTGGTGCTATTTATCTTGCTGTCCAAACTGGAGGTGAAGTATAAATAGTTTTATCTTGATCACTTAAAGTATATAATAAATACATTTATTACATACTTTGGAATCAATATCCATAGTATCCTTAAAATAAAAAAACTGAAAAATAATATATATAGCATATCCATTTTATAATAAATTCACTTAAAATATAGCTTATCTGGCTAATAATACAGAGTATTACACGTAAAAAATGAATTGGGGAAGAAATGTTAAACCATCATTGATAGACAGGATTACTGTATTATCTATGTTTGTTTTTAGTCCAATTTTTGTTTTATTGTTTTATGTTGTTAACTATGGTAATTACAATAAATCCTTTGGGATGTTTTTCTATAGTGTATATTTGGGTGATTATGAATCTATTATCGAATCTCTGCCAAGTTTTGAACTTGGCGTTTTTGCTTGGTGTGTTTATTGGATTATTTTCCAATTAGCATTAGCAGCCTTACCAGATTGTATTCATTATATACTAAAATGTTATCGGGGCGGTACACAAACTGGACAACTTACACCAGGTAGTCATGTATTGATTTATAACATCAATGGATTACAAGCGTGGTGTATTACACATGCTATATTTTTGATGGGTTACTATGTTGGAAATATTAATCCAATGGCAATTATTGAAAAATGGGGACAGATTTTATTCTCGATGGTTATTATATCGTATTCGCTTGCGTTTTTGGTTTATATCAAAGCACTCTTCTTTTCATCACACCCAAAAGATAATAAAATAACGGGTCATTTTATTTATGACTTTGTAATGGGTGTCGAATTTAATCCTAGAGTTATGGGAATTGATTTGAAATTATTTTTTAATGGGCGTCCGGGAATTATCGGGTGGACTTTGATCAATTTAATATTTATGATTGCCCAATATGAAAATTTCGGTTATGTAACAAATTCCATGATTCTAGTTAATATTCTACAATTAATTTATGTGCTGGATTTCTTTTGGAACGAAACCTGGTATTTAAATACAATCGATATTGCTCATGATCATTTTGGATGGATGTTAGCATTTGGTGATTGTGTATGGTTGCCATTTATGTATACTCTACAAGCTGGATACCTAATGAATGTACCTGTTGTTTTGGACCAGGCATATTGTATTACTATTTTAGTGCTTGGCATATTTGGTTATGTTATTTTTAGAACAGCCAATTACCAAAAAGATCAATTTAGAAAAGGCTGTGTTATTGATGCCGCAAAAAATGATCCATCAGATTTGGAATATGGTAAGGTCAAAACTGATTATGCTATTGGTGATAAAGCTGTTTCTATTGGTGAAACCAATAGAAAATCTTTTTCCAAAAATAATCATACCAAATCGAATTATATCGGATGCAATTATTTGGTTAAAAGTAATACTAGCTCCAAACATTGTTACCAAGAAAGCCGTCTTTTAATTTCAGGATTATGGGGATACGCTAGAAAAATGAATTATACTGGTGATATTATCATTGCAGCTTGTTTTTGCTTGGCCTGCGGTTTTGAACATATATTGCCCTACTTTTATTCTATTTATCTGACCATTTTGTTGGTAAATAGATGTTATCGCGATGAACACAGATGTAAAAACAAATATGGTGATGATTGGGATAAATATTGCAGATTGGTCAAATATAGGTTAGTGCCTTATGTTTTTTAAAGAAAAAGAAAAAGAAAAAGAAAAATTAATCTTATGTCATAGATGTTATGACATAAGATTAATTTTAATTGTGCACAAAAAATAGAATTCCAATTATTCAATTTGTATAATAAATCCCGCGCGGATGCACCACATCAGTGTAATATTAGGATACATATACTATTTATACGCCACACTTATTTTATAAGTTATATGCATATACTATTTGTTTCACCACATTGTTATTAAAGTTATATACATACACTATTTATTACGCCACACATCTTTATAAGTTGCATACATACACTATTGTTACGCCACATATTTTATAACTTTCATATGTACTTTTTGTTGCACCACAATAATATAACTAATCTTCGAAATTCATTACCATATCATAATAAAGTTATTATGATATCTATTTTTTCCAATTTAATATTACCCTAAAAGCATGGAATATAATAATTATCATTTTAAAAAATTATTATAAAAACCTATTAAAAATTTGTAGAAACTGTTCAAATTCTATCACCAATTAAGAATGATTTTTATAAAAGAAATGTAAAATATACAATCAATGATTATGCCATTGGAATCATTGATGTATTTAAAAATAACACATCATGGAATAATTATAATGGTATCATAAAAAATAATACATTATAAATGGATAAAACTGGGGATTTATAATCATGTCTATAAAAATTTATTAAACAAATATTAAAAAAAAAACAAAAATAACTGAAGAATTAAAATTTCAATCAATTGATTCCTCTTTTGTTGAAGATATTAATGGTTCTAAATACGCAACCTATAATTATATTTATAAACGTCGTAAAGGTGAATCATCAAAAGGAATTAAAATAACTAGCTTAGTTACTTCTAAGGGAATTCAGATAAGTATTAATATTAATCAGGGCCATAATAATATTTTAATAAAGAACGGATATACACCGATTATAATTCAAAATATAAAAAACATTAAAAATGAAAAACTGATTAGAAAACTTAATGCGAAACAAAAGAAAATTTATAAAAAAAGGGCAGTTACTAGTACATTCATTTCTTGATATTTCTTGATATTTTTTACATTAAAAATAATATATTATTTTTACATAAAAAATTGAAAAAAATTGGTATATTGTAATATTTTGATATAAAA